TTTTCATAAATATTTTCAGATAATTCTGGACCAAGGAGAACACCAAGATGCCTCTAAATTTAGCATCTCCTGGAATTGTAGTAAGAGAAGTTGACTTAACCATTGGAAGAGTCGATCCAGTTTCTGGTTCGGTTGGGGCGCTTGTTGCTCCATTCGCAAAAGGACCTGTCGATCTTCCCCAATTGATCGAAAATGAGGATGACCTCTTAGACACTTTCGGCAGACCATACTCAGTCGATAAGCACTACGAACACTGGATGGTTGCCTCATCTTATCTTGCTTACGGTGGAACTCTTAGAGTTTCCAGAGCAGATGATCAGCAACTGAAGAACGCATTCGTAGGTGCTGCTTCAAGCATTAAGATTAAGAGCACCGAACATTATGAGCAACTCGGTTATGACGAGAATGCTATCACGAACGTAACCGTTGCTGCAAGAAATCCAGGAACCTGGGCAAACGGAATTAAGGTTGCTATTATTGACGGTAGAGCAGACCAGATTCTGACCTCTACTGGCATTGGTACTGATATTTCAGTAGGATACGGATTTACCGCTGCAGTGCCCGCAGGGACCGTTGTCGCTGGTGCAGGAACAACTTCTTTACTGGATGGATACTTCCAGGGAGTTATTACTGAAATCGCAAGCGACAATGAAATTTCAGTAAAACTGGTTAAGCACGTTTCTGCTGCTGGAACTGCAACAGACGTTGATTATCAGCAAAACGGTGTCTATGCTCTTCCTAACGTAGGTAGCATTGGCATTCACACTGATGCAACTGGTTCAGTAAACGCACCACTTTATTCCAGATCATACACTGGAGAAAAGGACTGGTTTGAGAATCAATCAATTAGTCTTTCTGTTGGATCTCTTGAGTGGGATGCATTATCAAACAGACCTGGAACTTCTGATTATGTCGCTTCTAGAGGCGGTAGATTTGACGAAGTACACGTTGTTGTCATTGACGACAAAGGAACAATCACTGGTAATGCTGGATCAATCCTTGAGAAGCACCTGAATCTTTCTAAAGCGAAGGATGCAGAATTCTCTGTTGGTTCACCTTCTTACTGGAGAAAGTATCTCTTCACCAATTCTGAATACATTTTCGGTGGTTCTGCTCCTGTTGGAGTTACAACTATCGCTTTCAGCGACAATGGTGTTTCACAATTTGAACTTGATGCTGACGCTGGTTGGGATCAAGATGCTGACGGCGTTAACTTTGCTGGTGCTGGTTCACTCAGTCTGACACTCGCTGGTGGTCTTAACTATCAGGGTAAGACGGATCTCACCACTGCAATGTCACTCTATTCTGGACTTGATGATATTCAGTCTGGATATACTAAGTTTGAGAACACTGAAGAGTATGAAGTAGACTTCATTCTCATGGGTTCTGCAAACTACAGCAAAGAGCAGGCACAAGCACTTGCTAACAAGTGTATTGCAGTTGCGGAAGCAAGAAAGGATGCTGTTGCATTCATTTCACCATACAGACAAGCATTCTTAACTGATAACACTGTTGGAACTGTAACGGTCAATGATATCGATACAATCACCAACAATGTCGTAGGTTTCTATGCTCCAATCACCTCCACAACATATGGAGTCTTTGATAGTGGTTATAAGTACATGTACGACCGCTTCAATGACACATTCCGCTATGTTCCTCTGAATGGTGACGTTGCTGGTACTTGTGCCAGAACAGACGTTCAACAGTTCCCATGGTTCTCACCTGCTGGAACTTCAAGAGGAGCAATCCTGAATGCAGTTAAACTGGCATACAACCCAGGAAGAAAGCAGAGAGACATTCTCTATACAAATAGAATCAACCCAGTTATCTTCTCACCTGGAGCAGGAATCATCCTCTTCGGTGATAAGACTGGATTTGGTAAGTCTTCCGCATTCGATAGAATCAACGTCCGTCGCTTGTTCATCTATCTGGAAGACGCAATCTCTGCTGCTGCTAAGGACTTCCTGTTCGAGTTCAACGATGAAATCACAAGAACCAACTTTGTGAACATTATTGAACCATTCCTCCGCGATGTTCAGTCCAAGAGAGGCATCTTTGATTATGTCGTTATCTGTGATGAGACCAACAATACTGCTGCAGTCATTGACAACAATGAGTTCGTAGCAGATATCTTCATTAAACCTGCAAGATCGATCAACTTCATCGGTCTGACCTTCATCGCCACCAGAACTGGTGTTGCATTTGAAGAAGTAATCGGCTCCGTTTAATTCAATTAGAGGTTAAAACAAATGCCAGCTAGAAATCAAATTAATCCACCCCCACTAAGAAAAATTACCGACTTCAAGAGTAAGTTAACGGGTGGTGGCGCTCGCGCCAACCTCTTTGAAGTCGTTCTTACTTTCCCTGACGCTGCTCAACCAGACTCAGTTGTTCTTGAGAAGTCAAGATTTTTGGTCAAGGGTGCAAACATGCCTGCATCCAACATTGCCCAAATTGAAGTTCCTTTCAGAGGTCGTGTTCTGAAAATCGCAGGTGATAGAACCTTCGATTCCTGGACCGTCACTGTTCTGAACGATACTGACTTCTCCATTCGCTCTGCTTTCGAGCGTTGGATGAACACTATCAACAGAGTATCTGATAACACTGGTCTGGTTAATCCAGCAGACTATCAAGCAGATGCTTATGTTTACCAGTTAGACCGTGATGGTTCTACCTTGAGATCATATCGTTTCTACGATGTGTTCCCAACTCAGGTATCTCCAATTGAACTTTCTTATGATGCTCAAGGTATCCAAGAATTCACTGTTGAACTTCAAGTTCAGTGGTGGGAAGCTACTAAGGGCACTGGTGCAAATGCTGGTGGTGAAGACATCAACTAAATAGAAGAATAAAGGGTACTTAGTTTTATACTATGGCAAAACTTTTTGGTTTTTCTATTGACGACAAACAGAATAAATCACCTTCGGTTATCTCCCCCGTTCCTGAAACTAATCAGGACGGGGTTGATAACTATATTTCTAGTGGATTCTATGGTCAATATGTCGATATTGAAGGTGTATATCGAACAGAGCATGATTTAATTAAAAGATATAGAGAAATGGCACTGCACCCAGAGTGTGACGGTGCTATTGAAGACGTTGTTAATGAAGCAATCGTTAGCGATCTTTATGATTCTCCAGTAGAGATCGAACTTTCTAATCTTAATGCAAGCGACAATCTTAAGGCTAAGATTAGAGCAGAGTTCAAATATCTCAAAGAAATTTTAGACTTCGATCGCAAATCGCACGAAATATTCCGCAACTGGTATGTTGATGGTAGAGTATATTATCTGAAAGTTATTGACATGAAGAATCCCCAAGCAGGGATTCAAGAATTGAGATATATTGATCCCCTAAAGATCAAATATATTCGTCAAGAAAAGAAGAAGGCTGGCAATCAATTAGATACTGGTTATGCCAGGATTAATGGGAAGAGTGAAGACGTTTTAAATGGTCCCGAATTCGAAGAGTATTTTCAATATACACCTTCACCAAGTTATCCAACTTCCGCGATGGCAGCATCGCGTGGTGGAGCAAAGGCAGTAAAGATTGCAAAAGATTCAGTCACATACTGCACTTCTGGTCTTGTAGATAGAAATAAGAATACTGTTCTTTCATATCTCCACAAAGCAATCAAGGCACTCAATCAACTGAGAATGATTGAAGATTCCTTGGTTATTTACAGACTTTCGAGAGCACCAGAACGTCGTATTTTCTATATTGACGTTGGCAATCTTCCTAAGGTAAAAGCAGAGCAATACCTCAAAGAGGTTATGTCTCGTTACAGAAATAAACTGGTTTATAACGCACAAACTGGTGAAGTTCGTGACGATCGTAAGTTTATGAGTATGCTTGAGGATTTCTGGCTCCCTCGCCGTGAAGGTGGTAGAGGAACTGAAATCACCACACTTCCTGGTGGTCAAAACCTTGGAGAACTTGCCGATATTGAGTATTTCCAAAAGAAACTCTACAGAGCACTTGGAGTTCCAGAATCAAGAATTGCTTCCGATGGAGGTTTCAACCTTGGTCGTTCTTCTGAGATTCTGAGAGACGAACTTAAGTTTGCTAAGTTTGTTGGTCGTCTGAGAAAGCGTTTTGCTCAGATGTTTAATGACATGCTGAGAACTCAATTGATTCTCAAGAATATTGTAACTCCCGAAGATTGGGAAGTTATGAGAGATCATATTCAGTATGACTTCTTGTATGATAATCAGTTTGCCGAACTTAAAGAATCCGAACTCGTTCAAAATAGACTTGGTATTTTAGCAACCATTGAACCTTACATTGGAAAGTATTATTCTACTGAATATGTAAGAAAGAGAGTCCTTCGTCAAACTGATCAAGAAATCATTGAGATCGATACTCAGATTGAAGACGAAATTCAAAAAGGAATCATTCCAGATCCATCAACAATCGATCCAATTACTGGTCAACCACTCCCACAACCAATGGATCCATCAATGCAAGGTGGAGACGGATCTGGTATGCAAGGTATGGGTGCTGACGCTATGGGAATGGGTCAAGTTCCACAAGAACCAGACCTCGAAGCGTCTGCAGCAAAAATTGATAGACAGTACTCAAGAGACACCAAAAAGGCTGAGTTATAAATATAGTATATTAACATATTGAATTTTTATGGACGACGTTATCGATTTGATCGCTACGGGTGGTTCGCCAAACGACATTAGCGACAAAATGAAAGAAATTCTGTATGCGAAAGCAGCAGAACGTATTGATATTGCAAGACCATATGTTGCTAATGCAATGTTTGGTCAAGAATTTGAATATCCTGAAGTTCAGGACGAATCTGAAGATGAAGTAGTTGATGAATACGAAACAGATACAGAAGAGGAATCTGAATAATGAAAATTATAGGAACTGCTGCTGCACTGTCTGGCACAACACAATTTACATCATCAACTGCGGTTTGGGTAGCAAATACTGATGCTACTACCCATAAAACAGTAACTCTCAGAAATTCCGATGATAATGCCGATTTAGGCACTTTAGTAGTTCCAGCATCTAGTGGAGTTGTAATTCATTTAGATGTAGGTCAGGGACTGAGAGGTGATTCTGCACTTACAGGAACCCAAGTAGACGCAAACTCAGGTAGATAACAATGAAACTTATCACAGAAGAAGTCACTAACGTAAAAATTATCACCGAAGGCACTGGTGCCGGAAAGAAGTTATACATTGAAGGTGTATTTCTTCAAGGTGAAATCAAGAACCGCAATGGGAGAATGTATCCCATTTCTACTCTTTCAAGAGAAGTTGATCGTTACTGCGAAAACTTCGTAAACAAGGGTCGTGCTCTTGGAGAACTCGGTCACCCTGATGGTCCTACCGTCAACCTTGACCGTGTTTCACACAAGATTACTTCTCTGGTCCAAGAAGGTAACAACTTCAAAGGAAAAGCTTGCATTCTTTCAACCCCCATGGGCAAGATTGCATCTTCTCTTCTCGATGAAGGAGTAATGCTTGGCGTTTCTTCTCGTGGTGTAGGTTCACTTCAGACCACAAGCGAAGGTCATAAAGTTGTCGGTGAAGATTTCCAGTTAGCAACTGCTGCTGATATCGTTGCCGATCCTTCCGCTCCTGACGCTTTTGTCAATGGGATCATGGAAGGAAAAGAGTGGGTTTGGGACGGAGGAATCCTTCGTGAACAACTCGCAGAACAAACAAAGAGACGTATTAATACTCTCGTTGATCAAAGAGCACTTGAAGAGCATAAGTTGAATTTATTCAACGAATTTCTCTCAAATCTTTGATTTATAAATAAATAAAGATTATTTAATTAATCACATATTCAAATGTCCGTTGGTAGCAATTTACAAGAAATGGAAAACGTAGTAACCAAAGGGGCTGCACCTGCCGAACCAATGAATGCTGCTGGCATTCCTGTTGAGGATCTCGGCGGTCCTACTCCCGAAAATTCAAACCCCCTTGATGATTCAAACGCACTCAGAACACCTGGTGCAACTCTGAAGCAAGTCAAAGATGTAGTCAACATGAGAGCTGCACGTGCTGAAGAGACTGAAGTTGATGAAGATCAGGAAGTAGTTTCCGAAGCAGAAGCAACCGAAGAAGAGGTTGTTTCCGAAGAGGAAGTAGCAGCTGACGAAGTTGTTGCCGAAGCGGACGAAACAGAAGAAGAACTCGTCGAAGAAGAAGGTATTGACATCGAAGCCGATGTTCAAGCACTTCTCGAAGGCGAAGAGCTCTCCGAAGAGTTCGAAGAAAAAGCACGTACAATTTTCGAAGCGGCAGTCAGAAGCAAAGTTGCAGAAATGCAAGAGTCTCTCCATGAGACTTATCAGAATGCCCTTGTCGAAGAAGTTGTTGCAATCAGAGAAGAACTCTCTGAGCGCCTCGACTCATATCTTGAGTACGTTGCTGACGAGTGGTTCCAAGAGAACGTACTCGCAGTTGAGCAAGGTCTCAAGAACGAAATCACTGAATCCTTCATCACTGGCATGAAGGGTCTTTTTGAAGAACATTATGTAACTATCCCTGACGAGAAATATGATGTACTTGAGAGCATGGTAGATAAACTAGATGAAATGGAAGGTAAACTCAACGAGCAGATCGAAAGAAACGTCGCTCTGAATCGTAGATTAGCCGAGTCAACCGCCGATGTAATCTTTGCAGAGGTATCTGAGGGTCTTGCAGACACTCAAAAGGACAAGCTCGCTACTCTCGCAGAAAATGTTGAGTTTGAAAGTGATTCAGACTATCGTGAGAAACTGGTAACTCTGAGAAAGTCTTACTTCCCAGAGCACGCTAGTACTCCAAAAAGCACCTCCGAGAATCTTTCAGAAGAGGTTTCTACCAATGAGGTAATTTCGGAAGAAGTTTCCCCAATGATGCAAGCCTATCTGCAGACTCTCTCCAGAGCTGCTAAAAAGTGATTTTTAGATCATAAACATTCAAACTAACTTTTTAAGAGGTTTAATTTCAAATGCATAGTTTCAATTCAGAAGCTCTGCAGGAGAAGTGGGCACCTATCCTTGACTATCAAGGAATGGATCCAATCAAGGATTCACACCGTAGAGCTGTCACCGCTGTCCTGCTTGAGAACCAAGAGCAAACCCTCCGTGAGGAAAGAGCATTCCTCTCCGAGGCACCAACCAACGCTGTTGGCAATGGTGGTTTCACCTCCGCACACAATGGTGGTGCTGATGGTGGTACTGTCGCTGGTTTCGACCCCGTTCTGATCTCCCTGATCAGACGCGCAATGCCTAACCTGGTCGCTTATGACCTCGCTGGCGTTCAACCAATGTCCGGTCCTACTGGACTCATCTTCGCAATGCGTTCGAAGTACACCGGTCAAAACGGTGCAGAAGCACTGTTCGGTGAAGCAGATACCGCATTCTCTGGTCAGTCTGCATCCTTCAACAACACCCAAGGTTGGACCAACGGTGCTGTTGGTCTGGGTACTACCACTCAGCGTGGTGCTAACCCTGGCGCACTTGACCCAACTGTTCCCCAAACTGGCGACGCTCTCACCTACAACGTAGGTCAGGGTATGCGTACCGACCAGGCAGAAGATCTGGGCGACGGTTCAGGTGCATTCAACGAGATGGCATTCTCGATCGAGAAGGTCACCGTTACCGCCAAGTCACGCGCACTGAAGGCAGAATACAGCCTTGAGCTTGCACAAGACCTGAAGGCAATCCACGGTCTGAACGCTGAAGCAGAACTCGCCAACATTCTCTCAACCGAGATCCTGGCTGAGATCAACCGCGAAGTCATCAGAACCATCTATAACGTTGCTGAGCCTGGCGCACAAGCAAACGTTGCTAACGGTGGTACTTTCGACCTCGACGTTGACTCCAACGGTCGTTGGTCTGTTGAGAAGTTCAAAGGTCTGATCTTCCAAATCGAGCGTGACGCTAACGCAATTGCACAGCGCACTCGTAGAGGAAAGGGCAACATGATCCTCTGCTCTGCAGACGTTGCTTCCGCTCTGACCATGGCAGGCGTTCTCGACTACACCCCTGCACTCAACGCTAACCTGAACGTTGATGACACTGGTAACACCTTCGCTGGTGTTCTTGCTGGTAAGTATCGTGTTTATATCGATCCTTATTCTGCAAACTCTGCTGAGTCCCAGTACTACGTTGCTGGTTATAAGGGTGCTTCCCCTTATGACGCAGGTCTCTTCTACTGCCCATACGTTCCTCTCCAAATGGTTCGTGCCGTTGGTCAGGACACCTTCCAGCCCAAGATTGGCTTCAAGACCCGTTACGGTATTGTTGCTAACCCATTCGCTGAAGGCACTGATGCAGGCGTTGGCGTTCTCAAGCGTAACACCAACCGTTACTACAGAAGAGTCAAGGTCAACAACCTCATGTGATTCAAGTACACATATTTCTCAGGGGTCCGAAAGGACCCCTTTTTTTATCTAAATACAAATAAAAAGATTGATGTCTAATAGTTGCAGTTGGGCAAACCAGATTAATAATAGAAACTTCCTTTCTGGTATTGGATTCAAGTTTAATCTTGGAAAATATCCGAAAGTTGATTTCTTCTGCAATACTGCTAGAATACCAGAAATTAGTTTAGCAACAGCAACTCAACCTTCATATCTGAAAGATATTGATATTCCAGAAACGAAACTCACATTTGGAGATCTGACAATTCAGTTTCTGGTCGATGAAAACATGGAGAACTATAGAGTTGTTCATAATTGGATGTATGGTCTTGGATTTCCAGAAACTGCACAACAGTTCAAATCTTTGACAACTGACGATGACGGAAGTCGTGATATGAAAGAGCAATATGCCGATGGAACTCTTCGCATTCTCAACAGCAACTTTAACGAAGTTGCAAAAGTAAAATTCCTTGATATGTTCCCTGTATCACTTAGTTCTCTGGACTTTGATGCTACGTCAACAGACGTGAACTACTTTACAGCACAGGCAACTTTCAAGTATACTGTATATCAACTGACTTCTTCCGTTTAATGGATCTTGATAAAATTCAGGAAATGTGGCAGAAAGATGCTGTCATAGATCCTGATAACCTACACGATGAATCTCTGAAGATTCCACAACTCCATGCCAAGTATTATACTCTTTATAATACGATTACTTTGCTGCGCGAAAAAGCACGAGAGCAATATAACAAAGTCAAATTAGAACGCCATAACTTCTACACAGGAAAGGCAGAACCAGAGGTGTATGAGGAAGAACCATTTCCCTACAAGGTTCGTGAGAAAGACGCCATACAGAGGTATCTAGATGCCGATGAGAGATTGACCAAAGTAGATATGAAGATTCGCTATTATGACGCTGAATTGAAGTTTCTGGAAGAAATTATCAAGACAGTTGCTAATCGCACTTTCCAAATTAAGAATGCCATTGAGTGGCAGCGATTCCAAGCAGGGTTTTAATTGAGGCAATAAATATCCATAGGTGATCCTTATGGATAATGTCTCATTTGATTATTTCAAAAAAGAATGAAGTATATCTTCAGGTAAGGGCAGAACCACACGTCTACTACGAACTAGCAGATCAGTTTACGTTTGACGTGCCAGGTGCAAAGTTTATGCCTCAGTACCGAAATAAGTACTGGGACGGAAAGATTCGTTTATTTAATACCCAGACTGGTGAGATATATGTCGGGTTATTAGATAAACTCACAAAATTTTGTGAAGACCATGAATATACCTATGAGTTTGTAAACAACAAATTCTATGGTCTTCCTTTTGAAGTCAATGAGATGATTTCAAAAGAAGGTGTGAAAGATTATATTACTTCTGTAAGTAAGTACCCTCCCCGCGATTACCAAGTAGAGGGAGTATACGACGCTCTAAAGCATAATAGAAGGTTGTTGATATCCCCAACTGCTTCTGGAAAGTCTCTGATGATATATTCGATTGTGAGAT